CCGCGAAAGAACACCCTGACCAGCGGGTAAATGCTGGCGGATTATGCGGAGAGTGCCGGGTTTGTCACCCATAACCCCGCAAGCCGCGCAGACCTTAACCTTTTCGGGCGAGGCGCGGCAACTAAACTAACCAAAACCAAAGGAAAGCAAAATGTCACCTGAAAAAAAACTTTGGCAATCGGTCGTGTATCTCGCCGTCCTCGATGCCACAAACCCAAATCCAACACGGACAGAATGTATCCTCGATCAGCGCGATGCTCACAATTGGATTACAAAAGCAGGCAGGGATTTCCGCTTTGCGTGCGAAAACGCAGGCATGTGTCCAGACTTCATTGCAAAATTCTACACCGAAGGCCGCATCAATCGCGATATGCTGAAAACATCAAATCTGCACGCGATTGCATAATAACGCGCAATAACCTATCATCACATCAACAACGGAGACGAAACCAATGGAAATCATCGTAATCGTGGCAATCCTGTTCGCATCAATCTGCGGATATGTGGCAGGCGAGAAAAACCGATCCGTCATCGGATGGGCAATCGCAGGCGCAATGGCCGGAATTTTCGCCCTGCTCGTCTTGGCAATGGTGCCGACAGTGAAAGAAAACGCTTAAAATGACAAACTTTCCCGCCTATAAAACAACAAAGGTCGCGGATCTTATACCATACGCGCGCAACAGCCGCACGCATAGCGAAATGCAAGTGGCAAAAATTGCCGCCAGCATCAAGGAATTTGGGTTTCTAAATCCAATTATCGTTGACGGAGAGAACGGCATCATCGCGGGCCACGGGCGCGTCTTAGCTGCGCAAAAGCTTGGACTAGAAAGCCTGCCCGTTATTGAAGCAAGCCACATGACCGACGCCCAGCGCCGGGCTTATGTCATTGCTGACAATAAATTGGCGCTAGACGCTGGGTGGGACAACGAATTGTTGAAAGTTGAATTGCAAGACCTAGACGCGCAAGGCTTTGATTTGACGTTGACTGGTTTTGATTTGGGTGAAATGGCAAATTTGTTTGATGAAGTATCTGACAACGAAAAAGATGATCATGCACATGTAGAAATGCCTGAGAACCAAATGATTTTAACTTTTGAAGATGAATTGACGCTTCAGGATTGGTTTAATCGCGCAGAAAATGAGGGCATAGAATGCAAACTTTTGTAGTTGATTTGAAATCAAATCCTCCGTCTGGCTTTAGAAGCATAAAAGCCGCTCAATCTGTTGATTTAAATATTGATGAAAAATTAACTCATCATATGGAAATTTCAGCAGACGTTAAAACGGAATTTAATGTTGGATTGATTATCGGCGCTTCTGGTTCTGGCAAGACTACAATGGCAATGGAAATTTTTGGACCGTCATGTTTTGAAACTTTGCTAGACCCGTCAAAGCCGATCATAGAACAATTCAAAACATCAATGTCATATGATGATTGTGCAAACGCGCTAAACGGTATCGGGTTGTCACAAGTTACTTGTTGGGTAAAGCCAGCCGGAGCATTATCAAACGGTCAAAAAGCGCGTGCAGAAGCAGCTTTGCAAATGACATCAAACAAACCTTTCGTTGTTATAGACGAATTTACATCCGTTGTTGATCGTTCCGTCGCAAAAGTCATGGCGCATTGCATTCAAAAATTCGCGCGCAAATTTAACAAGAAAATCACTTTGGTTTCTTGTCATTATGATGTAACAGAATGGCTCAATCCTGATTGGGTCATTGACTGCAATGCAGAAACATACACAGACCGGAGGTTACTTCGACAAGAATTTAAACGATCAGAAACCTTTGAATTTGAAATCGCTAAATGCGACAAAAATTCGTGGACCCGTTTTAGCAAATATCATTATTTAAGTCACAGATTGCCTGGCGGTCACATTGAAACTTTTGGCATATATTTAGAAGGCCAACAAATTGGTTTTCAATGTTTTGCAAATTATGTGCCGCACAGGAAAAATACAAAAAAAATAATGCACAGCAATCGAACCGTAATCCATCCAGATTATGTTGGTTTTGGAATTGGAATGAAATTAATTGATTTGACTTCTGAAATAATGAAAAAAGAAGGTTTTTCAGTAATGGCAAAATTTAGCAGCATTCCTGTTTATAAATCAATGGTGCGCAATAAAAATTGGAAACTTTGCACCACGTCAAACAATACTCATGCTTCTCAATACAATCCCGGCGGCAATATGAGCAGAAAAGGCGGATTGCGACAAGCAACCCGCACATTTTCTTTTAGATTTATTGGAAATCAGCCTTGAAAACCTTCTTTCCATACGCCGCCCAAATCGGCCCAAGTCTTGCGCGTGACCTGATATTTGCGAAGCGGGTAAAATTTTGGTTCTTTGGACGATACATGAATGTAAGCCATTTCGCGGCGAGTTTTGGCAATTCGTTCGATTTGTTCCGCTTGCGCCAACGTATCGCAGGCAATAATATATTTGGATTGTTGACGAACTGCACCGCCCCATCCGCTCATAAAATTGTCAGTCATGGATACAAAAAAAGTCATGGTCGTTTTCCTTTATCGGTTGCAAATATGGGCGCTATTGCCCAAATCGTTTATGGCGTAAAGCATAGTGCGCCCATCACCAATTTTGTCTGCGTATTCCAAAGCGTCGCCAAAGATGGTAAAGTCTTTGCGACTACGATTAGCCGCAAACCCGCGCACAGCGCTGAAGCTGGTCGCAGTGTCAAGACACATTTTTTCGTGAGTGGTTTGAAATTGCATAATTTTCTCCGTTGTTGCTACAATACATTACGCAATAAAAATGCGTAAATCAATCAATAAAAAGGCGTTAGGATAAAATAATGGCACAAGGTAAAGGGCATGAACCGACAAAAGAACGACGCCAATTGGTGCAGCTTCATTCAACCATAGGCACGCCGCAAAATATCATTGCATCAATACTCGACATAGACGACAAAACGCTGCGCAAGCATTATCGCGATGAATTAGATCACGCGACGGCACAGGCAAACGCAACCATCGGCGGCGCGCTGTTCAATAAGGCAAAGGGCGGCGATACAACAGCAATGATATTTTGGATGAAAACGCGGGCCGGTTGGAAAGAAAAGCAAGAAGTAGACCACACGTCAAGCGATGGGTCTATGTCGCCGCGCGATGTTAGCGCCGCTGTGCTGGACGCGCTGAAAGCCAAGCATGGCACTGGCACCAAATGAAATCGCATCCTTGCGCATGGATTTGCTGGCATTTACGCGCCACATGTTCAAAGCGCGCAGGGGTGCCGATCTAAAGCCCGGACCGCATCACAAAATCATCTGCGACGCACTTGAGCGCGTTGTGACGGGCGATTGCACCCGCCTGATCATCAATGTGCCACCGCGATCCGGCAAAACGGAAATAGCCGTCAAGAATTTTATGGCGTGGTGCATGGGCAACTTTCCCGATTCCGAGTTTATCCATGCCAGCTATAGCAAGCGCCTTGCCACGACAAACACTTGGGAAACCCGCGCAATAATGCAACACGAGGCTTTCGCCGATATATTCGGGCCGTCAAGGTTTCGCGACGATAGCAATGCAAAGGACGAGTTTCGCACGGCAGATGGCGGGATTGTCTATGCAACTGGATCCGAAGGCACGATCACGGGCTACGGCGCGGGCAAGATGCGCGACGACTTCGGGGGCGCAATCATAATTGACGATCCGCACAAGGCCGGAGAAGGAAACAGCAAAATCATGCGGCAAAACGTCATTGACTGGTTCCAGACCACAATGGAAAGCCGCGCCAATAACAAACCAAACACGCCGATCATCGTAATCATGCAGCGCTTGCACGAAAACGACCTGAGCGGGTTTTTGCTTGGCGGCGGCAATGGCGAAACGTGGGAGCATATTAACATCCCAGCCATTGTTGACGGGCAATCATTCTGGCCTGAACAATTCGCAATATCCGAATTGCGGCGCATGGAAAGCACGAATGCCTATGTTTTCGCGGGTCAATACATGCAGCGCCCCGCCCCGATAAGCGGCGGCATATTCAAAGACGACTGGTGGCAATATTACACCGCGCCGCCATTGCTGGATTGGCGCGCGATATATGGCGACACGGCGCAAAAGACAGGCACCAAAAACGACTATTCGGTGTTGCAGTTATGGGGCAAGTCCAAGCTGGGCCAAGCCATCCTGCTTGACCAAGTGCGCGGTAAATGGGAAGCGCCGGATCTGCTAGTCCAAGCGCGCGCGTTTTGGGATAAGCACCGCCAAGGCGACGCACCGCTGCGGGCCATGCGCATCGAGGACAAAGTAAGCGGCACGGGCTTGATCCAGACGCTAAAGCGCGAGGGCATCCCGATCACGCCAATTCAGCGCGACCGCGACAAGGTAACGCGCGCCTATGACGCTGCCCCCATGATCCAGTCGGGCAACGTCCTGTTGCCGCAATCCGCGCCGTGGCTGTCCGAGTTTCTTGGCGAGGCGACCGCATTCCCGAACGCAACGCACGACGACATGATGGATCCGATGATGGATGCCGTGGCCGAGATGCTGCAAAGCAATGCCAAAGGCCCAAGCATTCGCGCACTATAGCGCAGCGCGTCATGTTATGTTATAACGTAACAAACCCTTATTGAGGTCCGCATGAAATTTCCCAAACTATTCGCCAAGCGCGAAGCGAAACAGTCGGCAGTAGGGGCGGCGCTTGTCATGACGCCGGGGCAAGCCGTTTGGTCAAATCGAGATTATGCCGCGTTTGCAAAAGAGGGCTATTCCAAAAACGTCGTGGCGTATCAGGCAATCAACAAGATTGCAGATGCGGTGGCATCCGTCCGCTGGATGGTCTTTCGCGGCGATCAAGAAATCACCACGCACCCGTTGCTTGATCTGCTAAAGCGGCCAAACCCGATGCAATCCGGCGCGGAATACATGCGCGCCAAGGTCGGGTTTTACATGATTTCTGGCAACGGCTACGAGGAGCGCGTGCTGGCAGGCGGGACCATCCGCGAGATGTATCAGTTGCGGCCTGACCGAATGCAAATCATGCCGGGCCTGACCGGAATGCCAAAGGCTTATCAATACAAGCACGCGGGGCGAACGATCACTTGGGACGTGGATCCGATCACGTCTGACAGCGACGTTCGCCACATCCGCGCGTTTAATCCGCTGGACGATTGGTATGGCCTATCGCCGATTGAGGCGGGCGCTTATGCCGTGGA